AGCTGTTTGCCCTGCATGATTGTAAAGTCTGCCTTCGTCACCATGTCCCATGATTACGTTCTTGGCAACTTCGGTTAATGATCTGTTGTATGTAACGTTAATGTCTTTGTCGTTGTAACCTAAAAGGTTTTCAATTTTGATTGCGTCTATAACGCTGAAGGCGGGCGCGTGGCGCGACACGTATTTTTCTACGCGGATTGTGTGATTGCTTCTTTGAATTAAAAAAGGCTTACTGCGTCCAAGTGCCGAGCGGAATTCTTTGAGTAAGCCTTTGAGTCCAAGTATATTCTTTTGTAATGAGCCTTCAAACTCTAGGGCTGTTCCACGTGCATAAGTTGAAATAGTTTGGCAATCAAGTTCATCACCAACACAAAGTAATTTATCTGGTTTGACGTAATCTATGTAATCTAAAAGGGCTTCGACGTAAGATTTCTTAATGAAAGGATATTGTAAATCTGATATAACTACGTAACGTTTCAAGTTACCTCGTTTTTCGTTTATTCTTCCCTAACTGTGATTCAATACTACTAATAGATGTTGAAATTTGCGATACCTCAATCTGTAGGCGTGTCACTTTATCTGACAAAGAACTACCACCATTAGGAAACAATTGTGATTTCATTTTAGATATTTCTGAAGTTGCTTTAATAACCAAAACAAGAACAGTAAGCAATAAACCAATGATTCCAACAAGTTCATTTATCATTGTCCGTCATACCAATACGGATCATAAAAATCATCATCATCATCTTCATCTGGTGCAAGAGTAAATTGGTATTTTTCAGCTGCATAGTTAATCATTCCAAAGACTGAGTGTTGTGGCATGTCTTCGTTAGCCATAATCTTTACAGTTTTCTTTTTGCCGTCAAAAACTTCAAGTAGTGCTACAAAGCCAACAATTAGTTTTCCGTCTTCGTGTGCTTTGTTAATGACTTTAATAAGCTCTGAAGCCATTACGTCAGGAAGTTCAATAGTTTGTTTTTTTGATTTAGGTTTGCTCATATACCAAATGCCTTTCCGTTAAGGTCGCCTGCCTTTGTAAAGGATATATGAAGGTGTGATACGTGAGGGTTAGAACCTTTGTAAACACGCCATGCCCAGTTTTGACGTGGTGAGGCTATTCGGTGTTGGTGAATTATGTAACTGACTCTTTTGTCGCCTTTAAGCGCAATTGTCTTAATCTGTTCGGCTAATAACCAGGATTCTTTAGATGAACCTTTAACCAGGTCTGAGTCAATATCTATGGCACGTACCCAACCTTGTTTATCTGGGTTGTGGTCTGACTTACGTGCGTTGTGTGCTGTGTCGCCTATCCAGCCGTCTGAGCGTTTATCTCGTTTAGGATATTTGGCGTTTATTTCGGAGCGTAATTGCTCAGCTGCTTTACTTAGTCTTGGTTTTGCCATTAGGGTTCATAGCTCCCATTGAAGCAGCTACAACAGCACCTAATACAGCACGATAGTCAAGGGCGAAGTCTGTTGCTTGCCAAGCTGCTAAGAAAGCAATTGCAGCTAAAGATATTTGTTTGTAGTTAAAGGATTGCATTTATTTCTTCTTCAGTTAAACCAAGTTTTGTGTAAGCGGCAACTTTTAAGGCTTTGCGTTCTTCTTGTTCTTTAATAATTGCAGCAAATGCTTCTGTGCCTTTTTTTCTATCTTCTAAAAATGCTTCTTTGGCTTCCCCAGTTAATTCAATAACTTGGTCGTCTATGCCAATAAAAATTTGTTCTTCTTTAGATTTAGCCATTATTCAATCCTCACTTATTATACCCAAAAACGGACACAGAGCCAGTTATCGTCCCAAATTCTGCCAATACTGTAAATCCTGTATATGAAGTAGTCACTTCTAATGCTGACCAATTTTGTGTTGTGTTAATTGTGTCAGAGTCAATGTTGTCTGGATATTGATTAGTCATAGTTGTTCTGGCTGTTGCAAATGGGTTAAAAACATCTCCAACAAAAGGCAAATGCATTGTGTTTTTAGTTCTGCCTACATACCACCTAGTATCATTTATTACTCTTGAACCACCAATAGAACCTGAATCAGCTGTAATAAATTGCTGAGTGTAATTTGCTGAAGAATTATCTGTGCCACTAACACGCATGCGCATTTGTAATTGTCCAGTATTTGTTCCAACTGCGTTGCAAATAATTCTGTAATGATCAAAATTTGTGCTAAAAACGTCATTGACTGAAATAGAACTAACGGCACTAAAAGACGTTGTATTTATAAAAACTAAACCTGTTTTAGAATCAACTGTGGTTGAAATAGTTCCCATGGCTGTAGCGCCATCTTTAACGAGGTCTGTGGAACTTGGGTAAACAATTCCCATTTTTGTAGTTGTAGGCATGGTATCTAGTTTATCCTTTTCTTAAATAACGTCAAGCCAACGATAATCATTAGCAAGGTTCTGCCATTGAATAGAAGCATTGTAATCTTCCCATTGAACATCAAGGGTTGAATAAATTGAGTTAGAAACAGACATAGCCAGCTCTAGGTTATTGCGACCAAGTGTCCAAGTCCAACCCTCTACAAAGCCTTCAAAAGAACCTTCAGGTATTAGCCCTACTGGGATATTGTCCAAATACAAAAGGCTATCCATAGAAACACCCAGAAGGTTATCCCTAACAGTATTAGTCATATTTGAGTTAGCAAGATTAACTGTGACTTCTTCCAATGAGGCTTTAGGTGTTCCTCGATAATTAACAAAGTTTGTAGCTTGTTCTGTAGCATCAGCTGTTTGGGCAAGTATTGTAGATCTAACTTCCTCAAGCAAACCATAGTTATTTATTGAAGTGTCATTTTGTGCTACAACTTCAAGAACTGGGTCATCATATTGGATAACCACACTATTGACAATGTCTGCTGTTTGTAGTCTTGTTTGTATGTCAGCGTTTACAAGATTAGCGTCAAGTTCGATAAGATTAGCCGCATAGTTTTCGCTTCTTCGCTCTGCGTCTGCGTAACCAATTTTGAAATCAGTTGTGTCATACAAATATCCTAGCCCTGATTGTTGTGTTGTGTCTGTCAAATTGTAGGCTTGGTCAATCTCAGCAGGTCTAGCTAGTACTTCGTAACGTCCTGCGTCAATTGTGTCTATTCCTTGAACACCATAATTAGCCCAAGTTTCTGTGACAGGTATGTCATTCCAAGTAAGTGTGTTACTTAAATCTTCCCAAGCAATATATAAAGTTTCTTCAAGAATACGTTGTATGCGTGCGCCGTCTAACTCTTCAGGATAGGCAACAGAACCAGCGTAACGTTTAACAAGAAGACCAAGAGCACCAACGGCTTGTATTTGTAAAGTGTTAGGTTTACCAGCTGCGCCAGCGCCAGCAAATCTGTTGTAAACACCTGAAACTTCACCTGTAAACAATTTGACATAAGCACCTGTAGAATCGGTGACTTCAATAATTATTGTGTCAAGAAGTTCTACTACTGGGCTTGTGCCGTCAAGGTTTAATAGCTCTAGGTTGCAGTAACTTGGTTGGGTTGCTTCAAAGAAATCATTACGACCATAAGTAATGGTTGCGTCTTCAAGAATTGTAGAAGTTTGGACAGTTCCAGCGATAGTAACTCTGTAGGTCGGTGTATATACAGTCATAGTTACCTACCTGGAATAAATGGTTTAATACCTGTAGTTTTTGTTGCTGTTGTTTGTACTTTAACTATGGCTCTAGCTGTGGCTTGAGGATCTATAGCACCCTTGATATTAAAGTAATTTGTTGTGTTTGGTGCACTTACCATGTTTTTACCTGTTGCAAGTCTTCCAGCTGCTACAGCAGGGTTCACAAGGTTAGATACGTCAAGCAAAGCACCACCTACAAATGAAGACTTAAATCTTTCGTATGCATTTATAGCAGATTCAATTTTTTCTAATAATGTCGTAAATGAGTCAATAAGTTTGATTAGTAAACTATCACCAGTTTTAGGGTCAATCATTAACAATGAAGTTGTAGCATCTGTTAAATCTCTTATTTGTTCTCCAAGTAAATATGCTGAACCTTTAGTAGTTTCCATATCGTAACCAAAAGTTACTGCACCTGTTCCAACGTCATAAAATGCTCTAGTTAAAGATTGTTTACCTGAACGGGTTAAACCGTCTACTAATCCTTCTACTGCATCTGCTACTGGTCCTGCCATAAATTCTGCAACTTTTGATAAAGGTTCTAATAATGCTGTGCCAAGTTTTTCTTTAGCTTCATCAAGGGTAATGTTTAAGATTGCTATGCGTCCTGCAAAAGTCTCAGCTGCTTTGTCTGCTTGACCTGCAAATGTTTTAGTCAGTTCTCTTGTTGCTGCATCAAAGTCTTTGGTTTTTATAATGTTTTCATCAAGAGGAACACCTATACGTTTTAATGCTCCAAGGTTGCCGTCATAGGCTTTACCAAGAGCTTCTGAAACTGTGGCAAGGTCTTTGCCTGTTCCTGCAGCTATATCAAGGGCTAATGTTTGAAGTTGTTGTGCTTTAGTTACATCACCTGTTGATCTAACAAGTCTGTCTAGGCTTGGACGTAATTGGTCGTCTGTAACACCTTTGGCACGTGCTGTTTTGTCAATGTAATCTTCTACTGACTTTACTTGTGCATCTGTTGCTTTAGTTGTGTTCTTTAATGTTTGTGCTAAAGATACCTGTGCTTTTTCATCTGCTATAGCAGCTTTAACAGCATCTGTACCTATCTTAATTGCCATAGTAGCCGCAGCTGTACCAACTGCTACAAAAGCAGCAGCACCCACTTTTAATGCGTCATCAAGTTTGTTACTAAAACTTTTTGTTTCTTTATCGGCTTTTTCTAAACCGTTAATAAATTCTTTTGTGTCAGCAAGTAAGGCTAACTTTAATGTCCTAATATCAGCCATTAAATTCTACCTGTCCAAGCATTTCTGACTTTTTCAAAGCCTGCTAACCATTCCTTTGCAATAGTTGGTTGAAATCTAGACATAGCAGGATACAACCACCAACCTTTGTTACCTCTGCCCATAGAAGGTGAACGTCTAGGAAACTGTTTGTATTGTTTAGATCCAAACTCTGAACCCATTATTACATAACCAGCACTAAAAGCACTAGCACCAACTTTTTGACGACCACCAATACTAAAAGACGGCGCTTTATCAGATTTGGAAACTTTAATAGATTCTGCAACTGCAACAGCTTGTTTAGGGTTATATGGTGCACGAGCTGCTGAACCTTGAGCATATGCTGCACCACGCTCGGCTAAATCTTGTGCAATTTTTTTCATATCATTTTTAGCAATATCGTCCATTTTGCCAAAAGTACGCAACAAAGATTTGTAATCTCTATCAACAGGAACAAGACTTATAGTTCTAGCCATTATTGCGCTCGTTCAATATGTCTATTGCTGTTGCCCAAATGTATGGATCTGCGTTGAGCCAATAATCTGGTGTTATTCCAGTCGCTATCGCTAATTCGACTGCTACTCGCCCGATACTTCGGGCTTGGTAAAATTTGGTGTCTCAAGATCAGTAGCTGCAATATCCAAGACTTTTTTTGTCCAGGTATCAAAAGCCTCAATTTTGTTAGTAATACGTTGCTGAATTTTATGACCCAAAAATAAACAAAGTTGATTGCTGGCAGTTCCTTGATCACGTATAACTTTAAGAAGACTTTTTCCTTCATAAAATTCTTTTTCGGCTTGAGCAATTTCAATAGGTCTTGTCCATTCATCAAACTTCTCACCTGTCTCAAGTTCCCATTGTATTCTTAATTTAAGCATTTGTGTGCCCCTGTTCTTTGATTGTTGTTATTACGCTGTTAGATCTTCTGTTGGTATTCCTACAACTTGTAGAGATACTGTTACCTGTTGTGCGTCTGCACCTGAAGCAGATACACCTGGGTAATTTGGTAATACTGTTCCAGTTAATGTAACACCTGTTTTCAAAGTCAAAACAAAAGCAAGTGCTGTGTCTGGTGCTGTTTCAGTAGCAGTCCACAAATCGCCGTATAAACTATTTGGTGTTGCTCCTGCGTCATTTAAGAAAGTTAAATCTAAAGTGACGTTTGAGTCAATATACTTGTAGGCTTTGCCTGCAAGGGTGTCAAAAGTTAAACGCTCGGTATCAAAGTTGATAGCAGAATCTAAAATTTGTTCTGAGTAAGTTTTTGCGCCAATGCTTAGTGATAATTGACGACCACTTAAAATTGTTGTTGCCATTTGTTGCCTTTCTTAGCCTGTGTAGGCTGTTTGTAGTTGTATTTCAGCAGATAGCATGTCTGTGCTATTTGTCTGCCTAATTCTCGGACTTGATACTGACAGTATAATCCAATTTGTCGGTATGAGTGCCAAGATTGTTTCTATATCATCTTCCAAGTTTGTTAATGCGCTTGGGTTTGAATACGTAGTGCTGACTACTTCAAGAGTAAGTCTTACGTACCAATTCTTGTTGTTACCTATAACGATTGGTTCTAAGTATGGATCTCCAGCCAAAATAAGAGCTGCTGGCGGGATAATAATTTCTGGCACATGATCATAAGCAGTAAACTTTGTGTTGTCTGTTATTGCTGTTTTAAGCCCTGCACGTAGCGTACTGAGAGCCATAATTAACCTACTTGACTATTGGAGTCAATGTATTTGCTTATTAAACCTGTTACTTTGTACAAAAGTGTGCGACCCATGCGATATGGGGCTGGTGTGTAATCCAAAGCTTGTTGTGTGCCACCTGCAGCTAGTCTTGATTGAAATACGTCAATAGCAATTTGTAGTTCGGCTTCTTCTACTGCGTCTATGCCGTTGTATTGTGATAAATCGTTTTCTGCAGCAATTCCGTTAGGTATTGTGTTGTACCAATCTGTGTGAACTGGTGCACCTGTTGTTGTAATTCTAAAAGTGTATTGGTCTAC